AGATTCTGCGTGGCACGAGGGGCTGGGTATCCAGCGCCGAGTGGCTTACACACAGGGTCAGGTTAGGCTAGGGGGGATTTATGTCAGGACCAGCACGCACGCCAAACGAAATCAAAGCAAAGCGCGGGACGCTGAAGCCGTCTCGTGCTGTTGTCGTGCAGCTCACGAACAGCCTCCCTCGTGCGTCCGAACTGGGCGTGCCAGACGGTTTGGGTCCGATCGCAACCGAGGCGTGGCACCGCATCGTGGAATACGCAGGCGCGTGGATCGCCGTATCTGACCGCGACGCGCTCACGCTGCTCGTCAAAGACATTGAGCATCTGGCCACGCTTGAGGCGCGGCTCTCCATAGACGGTCCGATCCTCTACACCGACAAGGGCTATGCTTACGCACATCCCGCAGCGGGGATGAGGACAAGCACTGGGGAGAGTATTAGGAAATGGATGAATCACCTCGGACTGACTCCAGCCGACCGAGCCAAGTTGGGGATCGCAATGGTGGAGAGCCAGTCCAAGATCGACAAGTACCGCGATCGGATGCAACAGAAGGCTGGCCACCGCGCTGGCTGACGCCTGTTGCCTCGGCTGACCTCAGCCGTAGTTTGGGCGACATTGTTGCGGACTTCGCCGAGGACCTTGTACCCATTGCCAAAGACTCAATCGCTGGCGCCTCAGGTGAGCCGCTTCAGTTCAGGGTATGGCAGAGGCGCCTCTTGCGCCGGATGCTGGCTCGCCGTGAAGACGGCACCTTCACGCACCGCTTCTTTCTAACAGGCATTGCTCGTAAGAACGGCAAGACCGCACTTGCCTCTACCCTCCCGCTCTTCTTCGGACTGTATGGCGATCGCGGAGGCGAGATCTACAGCGCGGCCGCGGATAGAGACCAGGCTAAATTGGTTATGAGCCACGCTCGCCGAGCCGTTGAGATGAGTCCCGAACTGGGCGATCAGATCAAACTCTTCCGAGATGCGATGGAGTTCAAGGGAACTGGAACGGTCTACAAAGCGTTGAGTTCGGAGGCATTTACGAAGGAGGGCTTGAGCGCCTCGCTGGTGATCGCCGACGAGTTGGCAGCGTGGCCGTCCCGTGAACTGTTTGACGTCCTCTCCCTCTCAATGGGCGCACGGAAGTCGCCGCTCTTTGTGGCGATCACGACGGCTGGTCAGCGCATTGACTCGACTGGCTCGGACTCCATTGCCTACACGCTGTATCAGTTGGCGCGTCGCCGCATCGCTGGAGAGAACGACGACCCTACGCTTGGGATGGCGTGGTGGGAAGCGGCGAGCGACGCCTACAGTGACGAGACCCGCTGGAGCGAGGCGAACCCTGGGCTGCTCAGCGATCCTGCAATCCTTAGCATTGACGACCTGCAGTCTGCCAAGAAGCGCACCCCTGAATCAGAGTTCCGCACCAAGCGGCTGAACCAGTGGGTGAGCAGTTCGCAGGCGTTCTTGCCGACTGGAACGTGGGACTCCTGCAAGGATGATCAGATCGTCCTGAACAAAGAAGACGAGGTGGTGCTTGGGTTTGACGGCTCATTCAGCAACGACTCGACCGCGATCGTCGCCTGCCGTGTGGCAGACAAGGCGCTCTTCGTGCTTGGGCATTGGGAGCGCCCGCTGGACTCCGAACTCAACTGGCGCGTGCCGGTGGAAGAGGTGGAAGCCAAGATGCTGGAACTCTGCCGCAGCTTCAACGTTAAGGAGATTGTGTGCGACCCATTCCGCTGGCAGCGGTCAATGGAGGCGTGGCAGCAGATGGGCTTGCCTGTGGTCGAGTTCCCGCAAACGCCTTCTCGGATGGTCCCAGCCACGGCCGCCTTCTACGATGCGGTGGTGAACCAGCAGATCAAACACGACGGCAATCCCTCGCTGGCTCGCCACGCTGCAAATGCCACGCCGTATTATTCCCGCAATGGGCTTATGATTCGGAAAGAAAGCAAGACCTCGCTCAAGCGCATAGACTTACTCGTCGCAGGACTTATGGCACATAGTCGAGCGGGTACACTTGGAAGCGCGCCTGCGCCTAAGCCACGGGCTGAAGTGAAGTGGATTGACTTGTAGGGAGACTGATGGGCATTCTTGATCGCGTCTTCGGACGCAGCGAGCCTGAGGAAAAGCGTTTCATCGGCGGTCAGTGGTTAGCGCAAGAAGCATCATCAAGTGCGGCTGGCGTCCTTGTCACACAAGAGAACGCCACTAGCATTGGTGCGGTCTACGCCGCAGTGAAGCTCTACGCCGACACGATCGCTGGACTTCCGTGGGATACCTACATCCGCATTGACGGAACGCGCCGACCATACCGTCCACGTCCGCGCTGGATGGACTTCCCGATTCCGAACAATCCGAACTTCACATCCTTTGAGTTCAAGCATCGCGTCGTGACCTCGCTGCTGCTAGACGGCAACGCCTTCATCCTTTGCCTGCGAGACTCATCCGACAATGTGATTGAGACGCGCGTCCTTGACCCACAGAAGGTGGAGATTCGGACGGGCGAGATGGGCGAGCCGCTCTACTACATCGAGACGCTTGAAGGCGCGATCACGCTGACGACCGCAGAGATCATTCACATCCCGCTCTTCGCCACTGGCGAGAACCATCGCGGGTTGTCGCCAATCGAGCATCACAAGGTGACGCTCGGACTGGCAAGCGCCACGCAAATCTTCAGCGCAAAGTTCTACGAGAACAATGCAAGCGTCGGCGGACTAATCAAGGTTCCAGGCGAACTGACGCAGGATCAGGCAGAGGCACTTCGCACCGGCTTCGGTCGCCGACACGGTGGTGTTGACAAGGCGTGGCGCGTTGCCGTCCTAACAGGCGGCGCGGACTACCAGCAGCTCGGCGCAAAGATCAGCGACCTGCAGTTGGTGGAGACGATGCACTACGGCGTGGAAGCCATTGCGCGCATCTACGGAATCCCACTGCATATGCTTCAGTACCCAGGCGGCAACACGTCCTACGCATCGGTTGAGTTGCTCGGCATTGAGTGGCTGCGACTCGGACTCGGACCAATGATCGCGCGCCTTGAGGCTGCGTTCCAGCGCATCGTTCCAGGTGCAGAGCAGACCTTCCTCAAGTTCACACTTGACGGCCTGCTGCGCGCAACGACGCAGGAGCGATACAACTCCTATGCCACAGCGCTGAACAACGGCTTTCTGAACATCAACGAAGTTCGTGCGCTAGAAGACCGCGCACCGATTGACGGTGGCAACCAGTATTGGAAGCCCCTCAACATCGGCGTCGTTGGGCAAGAGCCAACAGAGTAATGCCGTATTTCATCACGGATACCGCAGCAGGGTGCAGCGGCTGGGCGACGATCAAAGACGACGGCGAAGTGATCGGCTGCCACGAAACCAAAGAAGCCGCCATCGAGCAGATGGTTGCGGTCTCTATCGCCGAAGGCATTGAGCCAGGCGGCGAGCGCGCACTCCCTGACAACTACCGACCAGCGCTCTCGCCTGACGTGCCAGAAGGTCGCGCCTGTGGCAACTGCCTGTTCTACAACGAAGCAAACGTGCAAGACGACAAGGCTTTCTGCGAGCGATGGGATGAGTATGTTCGCGGCGATCACTACTGCAATGCGTGGCAAGCGGATGACAGTGGCGAAGAGGATGACGAGACGCGCGTCTTGATTGACGTGCCGCAGTACATTCAGGAGGCAGCCGAGAAGGGCCTGACCTACCAGCGCAACGGCTACGGCGGCGACGGGCTGACCGACCAGACGATTGAAGAGGCGCGCCAGCTCCGCGCTGGGCAAGTCGAGGATGACAAGGTGACGCGGATGCGCGCGTGGATTCTCCGCCACCGCATTGACTGGGAAGACGTGGCTCGCAACAACAACCCAGACGACGAAGACTTCCCAGGCCCAGGCGCTGTCGCCGCGTATCTGTGGGGCGTTGATCCCACAGCAGAGAATGGCGCAGATCGCGTCCTAGAATGGGCGGACGGCGTTCTCGCGCCGATTGAAACCGAAGAGAGGTTTGACGTGAAAGAACTTGAAACGCGCGCGCTCCCGATGGGCGAGTTCACCGTCACCGAAGGCGAGGACGGACAGAAGACATTTACCGGCTACGCGGCGCTCTTTGGCGCACCGTCGTCAGGGCTGCCGTTCACCGAAGTGATTGCGCCAGGCGCGTTCCGACGCACGCTAAGCCGCGTCGCTGACGGCAAGAAGATTGTCTCATTCCTCTTTGGACACGACGAGACGCGCGCACTCGCTACGACCGCAAGCGGCCGTCTTGCACTTACCGAAGACGAGCGCGGCTTGAAGGTTGAGGCTCGCCTTGATCCAGCCGATCCAGACGCCGCTGGCGTGATCAGCAAGTTGACGCACGAGGCTGCGGCGATGGGAATGTCATTCGGCTTCACGATCCCAAAGAACGGCGATCAGTGGGACGAGGACACGCGCACGCTGCGCGAAGTCAATCTCTTTGAGGTGAGCGTCCTCTCCGCAGGACAGACTCCCGCATACCCAGCGACGCTGGG